CATCCTGTTTCTCTCGCAACCTCTCGGCTAAGTTCGTTCCAGTTCATGCCCTCCGCCTTTCGTAGTCTTGGTTGGCAGCGCTCTAACCCGCCGCTCGACCATCGCCCTTCGGGCTGGACGGTTCGCCTATCGGCTCGCGCCGGTCAGCTTGAACGTTAGAGCGCTTCTTCTCTTCCCACGCTGCGGCGGTGTCGACGGCGAGAATCAGCACCGCGAACGCTCCCCAAACCATCGCCATTGCGGTGCTGTACGGATTCGCGCTGGCCGTCCATACCGTCGAACTGAGAAGTGCCGCCCAAAATGCAGTGCACGAGTTAGTTTTCATTTCGTCTCCTTTTGCTGGCAGCGCTCTAACCCGTCGTTCGGGCGGAGCTTCGCCATAATGCCGGCGAATCCCGCTCAACTCGGGCGCTATGCCTCTTTCCCCGCTGGAGCGCCGAGCCATTCAAGGTCGAACTGAACAGCCGCCTTCGCCGGGGTATCGCCAAAGGCCGCGACGCCTTCCTGAATGTTGTCGCCGTACAGCGCGCACCACTGGTTGCCGTCATGGAACATTCGCGGGCGCAGCAGAAAGAAAGGGCGAATTCGTTCTCGCTCCACGTCTTCCGCCATGTAAAACGCTTGTAGCTTCGCCTCGTGCGCCCTTGTTGCCAGTTCGTGCTCGTATTCGTTCATTGTCTTTCTCCTGTTTAGCCAAGTACATTGGCGTTCTAACTACCAGCGCATTTTTCGGTGGCGGGCCTTTGTTACATTTACTATCTTAAAGAGCACGGCCCCCGAGAAACTCGTGGGGGAAGGTCAGAGTCACCCGCCTTCCCCATAAGCCGCCGCCGGTAGGAGGCTCAATTCGACCCGGCGACTCGGAGGCTTGCCTTGTGCGCCCCTCCTAGTGCCTCCGGACCCTCGTGGGGTCCTTTGGCATTGCTTACGAGTTAAAGCTCTCGTTGCTTAGGTTCGAACGGAAGGCCAGTTCATTAGGTGCCTCTTGGCGTAATTAGGGCAGGTTAGGCGCCGACGTTTTCCAGTTCCGCGTCTGCGTCGACCTTGGCAGTCTTCGCCAGCTTTGCCTCCTCGAGCCGCTTGATGATCTGGCCCGTTTTGGTGCTCGCCACGCGGAAGGAGTCGTACAGTGCGCGCCGGGTGAGGTCCGGATCGGCGGCGAGCTTCTTCTCCAGGTAGGCCTTGACCGTCGTGAGGTCCTTGCCGGTGGCTTCGCAGATCGCCTGGACGACGATGCTGGCGCCAGAGACGCCGCCGCCGCCTGCTGCACGGCCCTTGCCCCAGGAACCCTTCTCGATCTCGGAGTAGAGCGCATCCACCGCCAGGACCATGTCGTCCTCGCTCAGCGGCTTGTCCGCTGTCGTGGCGAGCTCGTCGCCGAACTTCTGCTCGCCGCCGTGGCCGGTGAATTTGGCCAGAAGCTTCAGCGGAATCGGATAGGTGCGAGTGTCGCCGTTGCGGAAATCCATGCGAACGCTGATGGCGCCGGCCTGAATCTGCATCACGTCACCCTCGACGACGATCAGAGATTCGTCGATCAGGGTCTCCTTGTTCACCTTGCGCTTGCCGGCGAATTGAACCTCGCGGCCATCCGTCAGCGTGACCTTGGTGTACTCGGTCTTGGACTTCGGTGCTGCTGACTCTTGGGTAACTTCACTCATGCTGTAAGCTCCTTATGTGTCAGTCCTTTAGGAAAGCCGGCGACTGACGTGCTCCGGATCGTGGAAAGCCCACTAGGAAGGGAATGGCCCTTCCTGCTGGACTCAGGGGACGAGGGTGAAACGCGTGATTTGAGGGCGCCCGAGGACTTCCTCCTCGTAAGCGGCCTTCTCGCCGGGCCGCCACTCGCGATCAATCCAACCATCTTCCGTCCGTTCGCTGACCCGGAGTGGCGCAGGGAAGCGACAGCGATGTGGAGCGGTGCTGGTGCGCTTGGGCATTGCACTGAGTGGAAGAGTCCTGCCGATCATCTTGAGCCTACCTTTCTGAGCCTTCGCGGAGAATTGAGCCGGTTTCCGCGTTACCGTTGGTTGTTAGACCGGGACTTGGTGGATTCGTTCCCGAGAAAACGTGGAATTGTTACAGTAACAATCCCCGTAGCTGCATCTCCGTCTTGATCACGCAGACGGGCCGCCGCTCGCCCAGGCACTCGAGATACGCGAGCATCCAGGCGATGGAGCGCCGGCGCTTGCGGATGAATTCTTCGCTGCGGCTCATTTCAGAATCACTCCGCTGTCCTGTTTTATGTAACGCTTGGCCCACGCCCTGGCGGCCTTCCGGTCCATTGGATACGCAGGCGCGAGGCAAGGAACAGGGTGGACAGTAGGAGACGGATGCCCCTGGCCTAAGGCCTCACGGCCCGAGGTCCACTGTCCTGCGAGCCACCCGGCGACGAAAAGGGCCGTCCAGCCGACAACACGATCGCCTGTCATGGCTGAATGCTCAGCTGATCCAGCCGCCGCTGTGCCTCGTAAGCTGCGGCCTCGTGCTCCGCGACTGCGAGTTGGTCGTCCATGTGACTGGCTAGGTAAGCCAAGGTCATATAGAACGCGTAAGTCCAACGGAGGCCCTCGGCGGCCAGCCATCTCCGGATCATACCGCCTCCATCAAGTCGAAGAAGTAATCCGGCTCCAGCCCGAATTCGCTGGCGAGGATTTCTTCCGGATCGCCGCCTTCGCGGACGAGTTCCGCCGCCTCCTCAATCGCCTCGTTGGCTTCAGGCGCCGTCAGTCCATCGCGCCGCATGAGCACTTGCTTGAGCGTTTCGTGCGCCGGGATCTCGCGCATGTTTCCACTGAGCTTGAGTACATCTTCCATGTTGCGTCTCCTTTAACGACTACAGAGTCGTGTTAAAATACCAGTTGAATCTAGCCAGCGTTCATTGCAGGTTTGTATGGGGCCTACACCTGGGGCGTAGAGTATCAGTTGGCCGTCAGTAAAACGTGAATATAAAGTATCCGCGCAAAACTGGCAGATAAAGGTCCCTGCAGCTGCTTCTAAATCAGCATAAGTTTCTACGTCGAAATGAAATTTTGAGCAACACTTGCAAGGGATTTTTACAGATCTTGGCCCGTTGCGAGTTACGCGTTGTAATTGCATTATAGAGTTCCTTTATCTCGCCCCGGCGGCAAATCGTGCCACCTGTCCATTAGACCAATTCTTTCCACCCGAGTTCCCAAGGATCATCGCGGCCTTTCGTTTCCTGGCCTGATGCCCCTGGCCTAGGTCCCTTGGACCACTAATGCACCACGATAATCTTCGGCACAATCAGCTTTCCGCTGAACGCGAGCTGAATATCCCGATCACACGCGAGCATCATCTCCTCCGTCCAGCCTTCCTGCTTCGCGAGTGCGCTGCTGCAGTGATTGAACGCTGTAGCCAGCACGTTAATCGCATGGAGTCCTTGCGGATCATGCTGAGCCTTCGCCGCGAGTACCTCGGCGGCCTGCCGCGCCATCCCTGCGTGCATCACCAGCGCGAAGATGCCCCGTCCGTGCTTCTTTGCCGCTTCGCGAAAGCTCGGATCAATATCCAGCATCTCATCCTGCGGTGCCTCGTCGGCGGCCCTCGTTATCTCATTCATCAAGTAATCCTTTCGTTTGTTTAAGCCAAGGGTACGTTGGATTCACTGGAGCGGTCTCCAGTTCCTCTACCATCTTATCCGCCGCAGTCAAGCGTTCTCGCTCCATCTGCATCGCCTTTATCATCCGTTCCTGGGAGCTTGCCGCGGCTTCTCGTAGCGCCTCGTCCGACGGAAGCTCTTCAAAGCTCACCTCCGTCCACGTCTCCCCTCGCACGGCGCGTCGAAGCGTCTCCGCCCCTACGCCGCAGAAATGCGCGAATTCCCTTACCTTCAGCGTTCCTTGTGCTGCCATTGTCCGTGCCCTGCGCACGTCATCGGCCGTCAGTTTCGCGGCCTTGCCCTTGCGCTCCGAGGCTTTCAGTATACGCGTCATTTCCGGGAACTTTCTTTCAGCAGCTCCTCCGTAATTGTATAGCGGTAGAGCGTGCCTTCTTTACTTATCCCTTCAAGGTACATAATTTTCCCTTGCAGGCGCTCCTCAACCCGTATTCCGGCCTCTTCGAGTGCTAGCGTCGCATCCCGCTGCGCTATCACCGCGTCCTTATACAGCCCACAGAAGCGTCCTCGCTTCCCCGCCTTCCCGCCCCACAGCATCCATACTTTCATCTCAATCTCCCGCGCCTCGGCGGCTGCCCACTGCCTCCGCCATCCCCATTAGACCGGCGGCTGCTCCTCGAGTTCCCAAGGAATCGCGTATATGCTACCACTACTCCCCCTACCACTACCCCCGGAACCGGGCCTATCTAAATTCCGCTCAGCTTTTTCCGTTAGCTAATTCTAAAGAGAAAAAAAAATATAAAAAAAAAATTCCTTAGATCTTTAGAATAATCCCAGATTCCCGCGAATCAGATAGGCCCCTATCCGGTAGTTGTGGTTGTTGTGGTAGTAGTGCTGATTTGTCCAAGTCGCGTATTAATTCCGCGAGCGGGTTATGATTCCGTAACCCGCGCCCGAAATACAGCCCGCATATGCCCCGCGCGAGATTCGGGGTACATTCCTATCCGCCCGCCCGCCCGCGCCGCGCCATGATCGAATCCGGGCCATTAGCGGCCATTCCGAGCGAGCGAATCATATCGCCTTCCGCCCGCCCGAAATGCGCTCGGGTTATGCGCCTCAGTGCGTCAGATAGAACATATCTGCGTGACGCTGCACGTTCGGCAGCAATCCTGCGAACACGTTACCGTGAAAGCCCTCGGTGCCGCCTTCGTATTCGGGCAGGCCTGTACCACGCCAATATTTCACATTATCTCCACACATTTCCACTAATCCGTTGCCGTCGCGTGTCTGGTATTCCAACGTAAAGCCGACCATGATAGAGCCTCCATCAAGCAATTCCCGGCGGGAATCATACTGCAGCCGCCTGTCACACGGCTGGATATGATGCCTACGCGCTCAATTCTGCGAGCATCTTTTCCGCGATGTATGCCTCCGCCTCCGCGTAGCTGCATCCCCGTTTCGTCGCGATCGCGAGAATCGTCGCATTCTGCGGCGCCGCGCGTGCGCTGGCCTTGAGATTCCAGTCCGCGCTCCCGCCCATGTAGTGATCCAGCATTTCTTTCACCGCATCGCGCCGCATTGCCTCCGTGACCGTAATCACCGAGCCATCCTTCTGCTTCCGCGAGATCGCCGCGTTATCCCGGATGCGCTGCTCCCAGCCATGCAGCTCCGCCCGTTCGTGCAGGGACGAATGTACCCTGTCCAGATCGAACGTGAGCATCGATGCCTCGGGCGCAAGCCCCTCGAACGTGAAATCAATTTTCCTGCCGCGTGTCGTGACTTTCATTTGAACCTCCATCATCATTGGACATTGGGCCAATTCCCGTATCCATGCCCATCTGACCGGGCCGCGCCGCATTCGTTCCCGCAGTTACAATTTGTTACATATCTCCGCGCCCCAATCCATCGCGCACCAGCTCGGTGCATCATCCATCGCCCGATTGCTGCAGCGCATCATCCCCGCCCCAATCCAGTGCCGCCCCATCTTGGTGCATGGCCCCTCGGCATCGCGCGCTCCCCGAATCAAGGCCGGGCGGGGGCAAACAAAGAATCCAGGAAAAAGTGATAAATCCAGCATAAAATAGTCTAGCGTATTTTGATACCCGCGCGTGTTATGGATTAATAACCCACTCGAAGTATGCGGCCACTCTCCTGGAACTCGCGGGAGAATTTCGGGAACTTGATCGCCCCTTAACGGTCCAACGGGCATGGACGGGAGAGCGGAAGAGATGCTGAGTGAACTGGGGGCCGCGCCGCGGGTCTCAGGGGCCGCCGTGGCCAAGATGCGCTACAGCCACGAGGACATGATCGACTTCATCATCGCAAATCCGGGGGTGTCGCAGGGAGCCCTGGCCCTTCGCTACGGATACACGCAGGCATGGGTGAGTCTCGTGATGTCGAGCGATGCCTGGAAGTCCGCGATGGCGAAACGGCGAGAGGAGCTGGTAGATCCGACGCTCCTGGCCACGATTAACGAGCGCTTTGCCGCGATGACAACGCGTTCGCTGCAGCGCCTGATGGAGAAGCTCGACGCGCCCCAGGTCAGCGACAACACGGTGCTGAAGGCGGTGGAACTGGGCGCCAAGGCGATGGGAGTCGGCGGCAATGCAGTCCCTCCTCCGCCGCCCGCCGACCATCTCGCAGCACTTGCGGAACGCCTCATCGCCCTGCAGAATCGTGTCAGGGCCGGAACACTTATTCAAGGAGACACATTCGATGGCCAAGCAGAACAAGTCGCCGGTTAAGTGCAGCGGCAAGGATACCTACAAGCACGGCGTGCCGCAGTGTCTCGTGCAGCGGAACCTCGTGCCGATTAAAACCGCGGAGCAATTCGTCCCCACGCCGGCCGAGGCCGTGAGGCTGCGGTACAAGATGGGCGGAGGGTGCTAAGATGGCGATTGTGCCCCTGAAGCCGGCCCCGAGTGCTGCGCAAGTGAAGGCCGCGACTGCCGTTCAGCCGGCGGCCCCTCAGCGACAGTCTTCCGTGGTCCCAGCCGCCAAAGACTATACTGCCCTTGTCGCCGCGTGGATGGACGAAGTGGAAACCTCGGCGCCGCCGCCTTCCACCCTCGCCTTCTCAATCCACATGCGCCGGCAGGCCGCGCGACTCGTGGAGCTCCTCGGTGGCTAGGGCAACGCTGCCTAAGACTCGCGCCCCTTTCCGCGCTCCGGGGAAGGCGGGCCGTTCAACGCCCCTCCCCTCTCGTCCGCGGGCCGTGCTCAAGCGCGCTCCTCGCTCCAAATGATCGCCACTCCCCTTCCGCCGCAGCTGCTTGGGCCTCCTCCCTCGGTGGCAGCTCGCGCTTGGGAAGCGGGAGTGGCCCCGCTATGAGTCGCATTGTTCTGGAGGCCAAGCCCAGTGGCGAAACCCGCAACGAAATCTTCGACTTCGCGAGTCGTCTCGCCCTCGCTGAAACGCTCAGCACAGCAGCGGTTACTGCAACTGTCTACGCTGGCACCGACGCCTCGCCGTCCGCGGTCATCTCCGGCTCCGCTTCCATCTCGGGGGCGCAGGTAACGCAGAAGCTCACCGCCGGAACAGAAGGCGTGACGTATTTGCTGGCGTGTTCAGTGACTACTTCCGCGGGGCAGACGCTGAAATTGTACGCCTTCTTGACCGTGGTGCCAGGAGCGAACTGATGCAAGCCGTCAAGCTCACCGCAGATCTCATCGAATCGTTCGCCGGGACGTTCATCTCTCCGAGATTCGATGACGCGCGGCCCACTCCACAGCTGCATCGCGAGGCCTGGGCCCTTTACTGCTCCAACGCCCCTAGTGCAATGGTAATTGCTCCACGGGACCACGCGAAGTCGACGGCGCTGACTACCGTTTACATCCTGGCGGAGGTCCTTTTCCGCTGCTCCGACTACGTTATTATGATTGGTTCGACGGAGGACGGTTCTGCAGAGCAGCTCGGTAACATTGTTGAGGAGCTGACGGAGAACGAGGACCTGATTCGGGAGTTTGGAGTGAAGAAGTTCCTCCGAACCAGCAATACCGACGTGATCTGTGAGATGAATGACGGCTACAGGTTCCGGATCATCGCCAAGGGCGCGGAACAGAGGATTCGCGGGCGGCTGTGGAAGGGCAAGCGGCCCAACTTGATCGTCGGCGACGACATGGAAGATGATGAACAGGTTGAGAACAAGGATCGCCGGGCGAAATTCCGCCGGTGGCTGTTCCGGGCGGCGAAGCAGGCGTTGAGCAAGAGTGGAAAGATTCGGCTTCATGGGACGATTCTTCATGAGGATGCGTTGCTGAATCGCCTGCGGAAGAACAAGACGTGGAAGCACTTGTTCTACAAGGCTCACGCGAGCTTCGACGATTTCTCGAACATCCTCTGGCCGGAACGCTGGACGGAAGCGCAGTTGCGCGCTCGCCGCCAGGAATTTATCGAAGACGGCGACGCTCCGGGGTACTCACAGGAGTTTCTCAACGACCCCCAGGATTCCGGTGCCGCTTACCTCCGGCGCGACGATTTTATCCCTATGCGCGAAGAGGACTTCGAGGCCGACAAGCGCATCAACGTCGGCTGGGATTTCGCCGTCAGCAAGGCTGATCTGGCCAATCGCACCAGTGCTACCGTGGGCGGTAAATGCTTGGGCAACCTACTCCATTTTCTGGACTTTCGTGTGGGCCGTTGGAATCCTTCCGTCAGTCCCTCCGAGAAGGCCGCCGGCGAGATCGGCTGGATCGACCTGATGTTCGAGGTGGAGGAGCGTTGGCATCCCGAGGCTCACTTCGTCGAGGGTGGAGTCATCTGGAACGCGGTGAAGAACATGGTATTTCAGGAGATGCAGGAGCGCGATCGTTACCTGAATATTGTGGTGCTGAATCCGATCAAGGATAAGGCTACGAGGGGCACGTCGCTGAAGAAGCGTCATCGCGCCGGAGCGACTCGGTGGAACACGCAGGCGGAAGGCTTCGTCTCCGCACAAGACGAGCTTCTGCGCTTCACCGGGGGGGCAGCCGCGCGGCTTGACGACCAGTTCGATTCCGCGGCGACGCTGAGCCTCGGCTTCGACCTCGAGCCGAAGGTGGAGGAAGAAGACTTCTTCGACGAGGAGGAGATGGAAATCGAGAAGGGTTTCTGGGCCTCGCGGAAATCGAACGCTACTGATGGGCGCTCAGGCGTCACGGGGTACTGATGCTTAAGCTCGACGCCTACCTCACCCTGGACGCGAAGGCGATTGCTTCGCCGAATCTCTGTGACCGCTTCAGTGACGATGACCTCGCTCGCATCGGCATAGAATGCTCCGCCGGTTACGAGCGAGACGCACAGTCGCGCACGCATTGGATGAAGCGGAATGAGGCCGGGATGGACCTGGCTTTGCAGATCTCCAAGGACAAGACCTTCCCCTGGGCCGGCTGCGCCAATGTCGCGTTCCCGCTGGTGACGATTGCCGCGATGCAGTTTCATGCCCGCGCCTACCCTGCAATCGTGAATGGGACGGATATTGTCAAGTGTGAAGTCTTCGCCCCCGATCCCGATGGGCAGAAGCAGGCCCATGCAGATCGAGTCAGCCGCCATATGAGCTGGCAGCTGCTTCAGCAGGATGTTTCCTGGGAGGAGCAAGAGGATAAGGCGATCTTGAATCTGAGCATTGTCGGTACGAACTTCAAGAAGAGCTATCACTCCGCCTCCCTCGGGCATAATGTGAGTGAACTGGTTCTGGCCAAGGACCTCGTGCTCAACTATTGGGCCAAGTCTGTCGAGGCCTGCCCGCGTAAGACGCACCGGATTCCGAAGTTCCGGAATGAAGTCTACGAGAACGTGATGCGGGGAATATGGCGCGACGTGCTCGACGCTCCGTGGTATCAAGGGCCGGCGGCAGCGCAACCTTCCTCGCAACAGCAACGCCAGGATCAACGGCAAGGTGTAACCGCGTCCGCGCCAGATGACACCACTTCTTTGCTCTTTCTCGAGCAGCACGTCAATCTTGATCTGGACGACGACGGTTACGCTGAGCCCTACATTATCACCTTCGAAGCGACCTCGCGGACAGTGGTCCGGATCGTTACGCGCTTCGATCGTGAGCAGGACATTGAGAAGGTTGCTTCGGGGCCGCGGAAGGGCAAGATCATCAAGATTACGGCGCTGGAGTACTTCACGAAGAAGACTTTCATTCCTAGCCCGGACGGCGGCATCTACGACATCGGCTTCGGCGTGTTCCTCGGGCCGTTGAACGAGGCAGTGAATTCTCTCGTCAACATGTTGCTAGATGCGGGCACGATGCAAACTACCGCGGGCGGATTCCTCGGCCGCGGTGCAAAGATCCGCTCTGGCGCGCAAACCTTCTCTCCGTTTGAGTGGAAGCGTGTTGATGCTTCAGGGGACGATATTAAGAAGTCGGTACTTCCGCTTCCCGTGAACGCGCCGAGTGACGTGTTGTTCCAGTTGCTTAGCCTTCTCATTAACTACTCCAATCGCATCGCCGGTACTACGGATATGATGGTCGGAGAGAATCCGGGGCAGAATACGCCGGCGTCGACTGCGCAGACGATGGTAGAAATGGGCCAGAAAATCTATTCCGCCATCTTCAAGCGGCTGTGGCGGAGTTCGAAGGAGGAGTTTCAGAAGCTCTTTAAGCTCAACGGGATTTTTCTGCCCCTTGACATGCCACAGGTCGGCGGCGCTACGCGGAAGGATTACCTCGGTTCCGAGAAGGCGATCGCGCCGGTGGCTGACCCGAACGTGACGAGTGAAACGCAGCGAGTGCAGCTCGCCGCCGCCGTGAAGGCCGCCGCACAGACGACTCCTGGCTACAACAAGGACGAGGTTGAACGTCGATATCTGCGTGCCTTGCAGGTCGAGGGGATCGAACAACTGTTCCCCGGCACCGCGGGCACTCCACCACCGAAGGACCCGAAGGTCGCGCTTCAGGAACTCAAGGAACAGGGCGCTACGCAGCGATTGCAGATGGAGCTGCAAGCACAGCAGCAAGAGTTCGCCATGACGCTGATGGAGGAACGTCGAGTCAACAACGCCAAGATTCTCGATCTCATGGCCAGCGCGGATGAAGCTGCGGCTAATGCACAGAGCGAGCAGGCCTACGCCCAGGTCGCGATGGTGAATGCGGAGATTACGAAGTTGAAATCTCGCAACGAGGTCGTGAACTCGCGGATTGACGCGTTGCTGCGAGCGGCGGAGCTTCGCTCTGGACATACTATCGAGATGAAGAAGCTTGAAGCACCTGCAACGGGGTCTGCAGCATGAGAGCAATGACGGAAGCGGAATTCAACGACTGGCGTCTGCATCCGATGACGCAGGCGCTGATGGCGATCCTTGAGCAGAAGCGCGAGCTTCTTCGCCGCCAGTGGGAGGCAGGCAGTTTCACCGATTACGAAGCAGCAACAACGGCCTTGGTTAATGTAGGAAACCTGGGCATGTGTCGCGGATACGCCTTTGTGTCCGACTTTTCCTACGAGGATTACCTTTCGGAGATAGATGATGGAGAATACGTCGGGCCTCGACCCCAGGGGGGTAGCAGTACTGATACGGACTTACGAGCCGGAGAGGAAGGGGGGCCAGATTGTGCTGCCTGATTCCGTCCAAGGTCGTATGTCTATGGTGGACAATCGCGCGGTAGTGGTCGCCGTCGGGCCGAGTGCCTGGCATGATGAGCCGTCGCCGCGTGCGCAGGTTGGCGATCGCGTCCTCGTGACGAAGTTCGCAGGCTTCATGGCGAAGGGTCCGAAGGATGGGCAGATGTATCGCCTCGTCAACGATCGGGACATCTTCTGCGCGATCACTTACGAAGGAGAAGATCATGTCTGATCCCCTCGTTGAGTCCGCCGCGACGCCCGAAGTGCAAGCGAAGGCTGAAGAAATGGGCTGGATTCCTCCGACTCGTTTCCGCGGAGACCCGGAACGCTTCATCGACGCAGACGCTTATATTAAGCGCGGGGAGGAAATTCTTCCTATCGTGAAGGAACAGAACAAGCGGTTGCAGGCAGAGCTGGCGGCGCTCCGAGGAGAGTCCTCGAAGACGGCGGCGGCCCTTGCGGCAGCTACGGAGGCGATCGAGCAGATCGAGCTTCGCCATTCCGTCGCTACGCAGAAGGCGGTGGAGCGTGCGCGCGAGGAGGTGAAAGCGCAGCTGGCCGAAGCCTCCGCCGCCGGCGATCATCGTGGTGTGGCGGAACTGACCGATCAACTCACCCAGCTTAACGCAGCGGAGAAGGAAGCAGGGCCTGTGGAAAAGCCGCCGAAGGCGGCTGCTCCTGCCGCATTCACGCCTCCGCCGGAGCTTGCGGAGTGGAACGCCGAGAATCCCTGGTTCGGCAAGGACAAGCGGAAAACAGCGCTGGCCTTGGGCATCGCGCAGGAACTTCGGGAAGGGGGTGAGCGATCTACCGGCCGTGAATTCTACGACCTGGTGAAGGAAGAGATGGGCAAGACTCTTGGTGCGGGGGGGCCGGCGCCTCGTGCTGACAAGGTCGAGGGGGCGCGGAACGGCGGCGGAGACGAGGGACGCGGGAATGGCGGCCGCAAGGGCTACGCTTCACTCCCCGCCGACGCCCGCGCAGCATGTGATGCCGATGCCCGTCAGTTCGTTGGTCCTGGCAAGCGCTACAAGACGCAGGATGAATGGCGTAAGAATTACGCCGAAATTTACTTCGGAGGTTAGTAACATGGCACTTGCCAAACTCAATCCTGGTTCCGCTCGTGACGCACGTCCGGCGGAACGCAAGCGTATTCCTATGAGCGTGCCCGTGCAGCGACTTGAGGCTCCCGAGATTCCGGGATATCACCTGCACTGGTTCATCGGTTCGCAAGAACGGCTTCAGCGCGCGACCGACGGCGGCTATGAGTTCGTCGACGAGCGGGAGCTCAAGATCAACAACGTCAGCCTCGGAGGAGATTCTACCGCCTCCGGCAATACTGACATGGGCAGTCGAGTCAGCGTCATTTCCGGGCAGGAGGTTGGCAAGGATGGACAGCCAACGCGACTGATCCTTATGAAGATCAAACAGGAGTGGTACGAGGAAGATCAAAAGTTGGTCGAGGACCGGAATGATCTGGTAGCTGCGTCACTTCGCGGCGGCGTGCTCGGGGCAGAGAAGGACAGGCCTATCGATCGCGCAGCTCGCTACGTGGACAAAGCACGGACGGCCATCCCCGATCTCTTCACACCCAGGCGGAAGGTCTCTTCCGCGTAATTCACGGAGATTTCAATGGCAAATGCAAATCGTCCGTCCGGCTTTACCCCTGTTCAGTATCTGAATGGATCGGCCTGGAACGGACAAGCGCGGTGTTACAGCATCGCGGCAAATTACGGGGTGGAACTTGCGATTGGTGACCCTGTCATCAGTTCGGGGACCGCTGATTCCAAAGGGGTCGCCGGGATTGCTCTGGCGGCCGCCACTGGTGCAGTGCGCGGCGTGATCGTGGGCCTCGGGAAGAGCGAGGGCGGCATGTTCAACCCGAGCAACCTGGATACCACCAAGCGTCCCGCGAGCGACCCAGCAGTCTGGTACGCGATGGTCGTGGACGATCCGAACGTGATCTTCGAGATTCAGGAAGAAAGCAACGGAACGGCCCTGGCCGCGACGGAAGTGGGCCTGAATACGGTGCCACTGCTTGCCGCCGCCGGAACCTACGCTAGCGGCTGGCTGTTGCGGTCCGCTACTGGCGCCACGCCGAATACCACGGCAACCCTTCAGCTCAGGCTACTCGGCCTGTCGCGCAAGCCGGACAATGCGTTCGGTGCCTACGCGAAATGGCTGGTCAAGTTCAACGTGCACGAGCTGGGCACGGGCACTGGCGCCGCCGGCGTCTAACAGGAGAATATCATGCCTGGTGGAATCATCAATACGGGATCGCATCCCAAACTCCTGTGGCCCGGAATCTTCACGACCTGGGGTCAGGTCTACGACTCCCATCAAAAGGAGTACACGGACCTTTACGACATCAAGACCTCGGACAAAGCTTACGAGCAGGGCGTGCAAATCACTCCGTTCGGCCTCGCTCCGGTCAAGACGCAAGGCGCGGGCATCACCTATGACGGAGAAATCCAAGGCGCGGTGACGACGTATCAGCATATCGCTTACGCCCTGGGCTACATCGTCACGTTCGAGGAACTTCGCGACAACCTGTACAAGGAAGTTGCGACTCGTCGAGCCGAGGCGAATGCGTTTTCGATGAATCAGACGGTGGAAAATGTCGCCGCATTCATCTACAACAACGCGTTCTCCACGACCTACTTCACGACGGCCGACGGCAAAGCACTCTGTGCCACCGACCATGTGAACGCGACGGGCGGCTCGTTCAGCAACGCGCTGTCGCCGGCGGCTGACCTGTCCGAGGCGGCGCTTGAGGACCTGAGCATCCAGATCATGGGCGCCCAGAACGATACCGGCCTGCTCATCAACATCATGCCGGAATCGCTGCACATCTCCCGCAACGAGTGGTTCAACGCGAACCGCATCCTGCAGAGCGTGCTTCAGTCCGACAGCGCCAACAACAACATCAACGTGCTGAAGGCGACGAATGCCTTCCCCAAGGGCATCAAGATGAACCACTATTTCACCAGTGCTCATCCGTGGTTCGTGAGAACCAATGCTCCGAACGGCATGACGATGTTCTGGAGGGACGAGCCGATGTTCGACCAAGACAACGACTTCGATACAAAAAATGCCAAGGCCGCGAGTTACATGCGGTTCAGCGTCGGCTGTACCGATCCTCGGGGGGTCTACGGCAGTAACGGGCCGTAAGCAGTAGCCTTACAATGCACACGCGAGTTATGATTCAATAATCCGCGTGTGCATCAATAAGGTAGCTGTAAAGCGTGCCGGCGCTCCCGGCAGTAGGACTAGGGGCTAGCAGGGCCCTACGCAAAGGAGATTCATCATGCCAATCGGCGGAGCAGTGACCAATTTCCCCCAGGGCTTTGCCTCGGGGATGAGTGTTCGGGGGATGCCGCTGCTGCAAATGCAGCCGGGTAACGTCTTCTGGGTGAACAATTCGAGCGTGTTGAACGCGAACGCCAAGGGCGGCTCGAACAGCAATCGTGGGACGTATCTGGCCCCGTTCTCGACCTTGCAGTACGCGCTGGATTCGTGCACGGCCAGCCGCGGCGACATCATCTTCGTCGGGGCAGGTCATGCGGAAACAATCGCTGATGCAACCACGCTGTCCCTGAACAAGGCCGGTGTGGCGATTGTCGGCCTGGGCAGTGGAAGTCTTCGTCCGACGTTTACATTTACTGCGGCGGCGGCCAATATCCCCGTCACGGCACAGAATATCTCGATCCAGAACTGCCTGTTCGTCGCCAACTTCGCTAATGTAGCCAGCTTCATGACCGCGACCGGGACGAACACCCCGAAGAATTTCGCTATCGACAACTGTGAGTTCCGGGATACTTCGAGCATTCTGAACGCGCTGACAATCTTCACCGGCAACGCCACGGCGAACTCGATGGACGGGTTCAGCTTTACCCGGAATCGGATTTCGAGCCTGGGCACGACTGCGGCAACGACGGCGATTATTGCAGGGGCCGCTGTGGATCGCGTGCAGATCTGTGATAACTACGGCAACTGGGCAGTGTTGAACGACACCGCAGCGATCTTTGCCGCCGGCACTGCACAGATCACGAATTTCGACTTCGGCGGCAACGTGTTGCAGCGTCCGAATACCAGTTCCACCGGCGGTAGTTTTGTCAGCGGTTCTGGCAATGCCTGGACTGGCCACTGTTACAACAATCTGATGTATCAGGTGGACAACAGTGCGGGCATCTGGATTGCGACGGGGCATGGTACGGCACTTGGCTTTAGCCAGAACTACAGTCCTATCACCGGCGCTGCTGACAAGTCAGGTCTTATCAACCCGGCGGCTGTCTAAACATCGCCTAGGGGGCTTCGGCCCCCTTTTGGCAAGGAGCTCGAAATGGCTGATGCAGTAACTACAAATGTTTATTTCAACTCGGACGCTGGAACGCGGCGCTACGGAGTGCATCTTACGGGCGTCTCGGACGGTACGGGAGAGAGTAACGTCGTCAAAATCGACAAGTCGACGTTGAAGGATTCCATGGGCGTGGAGCCGGATTACTTCAAGTTAGCCTCGGCTCGTTGGACGGTGCAAGGCTACGGATATGTGCTCTTCAGCACTGACCATGATACGAATGACACGCTACTGATCTGTGCGGGTAACGGATACGATAACTGGGAAAGCTCAAGTTTTCTCCCTGATCCGAATTCGACGGGAGGTACAGGAGATTTGCTACTGACTTCGGTCGGAGCGTCCTCCGGCGCAGTCTATGACATTACCTTGGAATTCGTGCTTTGAAATGACTACGGCGATGCGGCGGCAACGCGGGCCTAAGGGCGGAAGGCGGAGAAAGATGTACTCCATGCTTTTTGGGAATAACTCTGGAGGTGGCGCAAATGCGTTGCTAGATGGAGCCCCTTTCTATCTTGAGCTCACCCACACCGCCGTCCCCACTCGCGGCAGCATCGTCCCCACCTTCACCCGAGCCACCACAGAAACCGGCCAGAAGTGGGACGAGGCAGGCTATCTCGACTTCACTGCGCTGGCAGGGGAGATTGTGTTCAAGGGGGCTAGGCGGGAGAGGAATCTGCTAAGCAATACAGGATGGCTTGGTGGTACTAGCGGAACCCTCGGCAGTGGTGGTGTTGCGCCTACTGGATGGACTGCGTTAGGTGGAACTGGCTCTCTGACGTTTGCTGATTCTGCTTTGCATAGTGGCAGCAAGTCAATCCGCTTCCAAGCTACTGCACAGCGCCCTTACATTCAACTTAGTGTTGCTGTCGCTGCCAATTCTGTCTACATGGCACAAGCGACTGTAGAGGCTGCGGCCACCTCGAATTTACTGAGTAATCTGCTTGCAATTGCTACACAACCAGCAGGCGCTACGACTGTATTCATCAAGAACGGCACTATTGTCGATGGAGCCACTACTTCTGCTAGTACAGGAGATTCCATCGCCATCTGTATGACAACTGCGGCAACGGCTGGTACTTCCGATCTCAGATTCGGCTTAGGCGCGGCTGGTTCTCCTACAGGCGATGTAACGCTTGTGGCTCCCATGATTGCCAACATCACCGGAGAAACCGACCAGACCACGATCCGGCCGTATGTCAGTGTTGGTGTTGAGAGCGCCCCTGCCTACCACGGCAGCATGGTAGATGGCGTCAAGTGCTACGACACGGATCGCAGCGGGAATCCTATCGCGACCTCTGGCAGCTACCCACTCGTCGGCTATGTACCTTGGGAGGCGCGGACGAATCT